TCCTGAAGCTGGTTAATAAAAAAATATAACTTGACAGCGCAAGGATAAAAGCTCAAATGGGGTGAAAAGCCCAATAAATCAAGGGGATAAACTATGAATATTAAAATTGCACAATTACAAGCGAAGCCTTTTACAGTAAAAGGCTCATTAAAAAATTTGAAGAAGACCTATACTGTGTTGCTAGATATGGCAAAACTTGAAGAGGCTTCAGAACAACAGTCAGGTGTTGAGGGACTGGAAGCTATCTTAAAGTTTGAAAATAAATTAACTGAATATTTGACTGATATTTTGAAGCTATCAGTGAAGCAACAAAATTCAATCGAAGAACTAGAACAAAACGAAGTCGTTGAAGTTGTTCAATATGTGGCAATGCGACTAATGGGCATGTCAGATGAAGATATTACAGAATCAATTACTAACAGTGCTGACGATGCGGGTTTAGCAATCCCAGAAGCAGAATAATTGAATATGATAATCGGTTGATTGACATGCGCTTGTTTGAAAAAGATGCGATGCAACAAATGCATTGGACGCTTGATGATGTTGACGAACAAGATTATCAAGAATTAATGAGCGTGTTAAATGCTGATGAAAATGAAAAGTCAGTTGATCCAGCTGAATTTGCTAAACAATTTATGTAGGAAGGAGGTATTAAATGGCAAAAGAAAAAGTTTCCGAGTTACAAGCAACAGAGCTAACTGTTGGGACACAGCACGCGGTTGAATCGATTAACAAATTGAAGTCAGCTGTTAAAGATAGTACGAACGAGTGGAAAGTTATGGAGTCCCAGATGAAACAGTCTGGAGACGCTGTCGGCGCTTCTGAAGCTAAGTACAAAGGACTTACGCAATCAGTTTCTAATCAAGAAAACGTGCTTCAGAAGTTACGAAAAGAGCAATCAGAAGTAAATCGCAGTACGGAAGCTGGTGAACAAACTTATCAGAAGTACGCTACGCAAATAACGACTGCTGAACGTCAATTGGCATCAATGACGAGGCAACAAGAGCAAGCCAAGCGTGCCTATGAAATGCAAGAATCAGGAATTGCTGGGCTTAACAAAGAAATACAGAACTCTATTAAAGAGACTGATGCTTACGTTGACCGCTTAAAAGCAGAAGGTAAAGAAGAAGAGGCGCTTAAAGCTCAAAAAGAGGGGCTTTCACGTACGTTAGACAAGCAATCTAAGTTGTATGAAGCGCAATCAAAAGAGCTTGAAAAACTTTCTAATTCAGGAGAAGCAAGTGCTGATTCAATTAGCAAACAAAAAATAGCGCTGGATAAAACAGCGACTTCAATTGCTAAAAACAAAAACTCGTTGAGTGAACTGGACGGCGAACAAGGCAAGTTGGGTAAAAACAACGGTGCTGAAGAAGCAGGCTCAAAAATGGAACGCTTTACAGGCAAAATCAGCAAGTCTAAGGCTGGTTTGATAGCAATGGGTGCAAGTGCTGGAGCAGTATTAGCTGGCGTTGCCAAGGGTGTTAAATCCATTTATGATGCACAATCTCGTGTAAATGAGATGCAAGCTACAACCACATTGGGATACAAGCGCTCAAAAGAAAGTATATTGGCAATTAATAAACTTTACACTGCTGGATATGGTGAAAGTATTGATGAATTGCAAGAAGTTTATACGAAAATTGAACAATCACATCCTGAATTTTTCACAAAAGAGCTTGCCGAAAATACAAAATTAGTATCAACCTATGCAAAAATGTCAGGTGCTGATGTCCAAGAAGTATTAAATGGTGCTGATAAAGCAACACGTAATTGGAATATTTCTTATCAAGAATATTTTGATAACATGACAGTTTTACAAAAGATGGGTGATGACCAATCTGGTGACATTTCTGACAATATGGCTGAATACTCACAAGTATTGGGTCAGATGGGTATATCAATTAGTGATTCAATGGCACTAATTGATAACGGTGTTAAATCAGGTGCTTATAATGGTGATAAGTTATTGGACTTCACAAAGGAGTTCCAAATTAGCTTAAATGATGGTCGAATGGATGAAGCCATAACCTCATTTTCAAAGAAGTCTCAAGATATGTTCAAGGGATATAAGGACGGCAAAGTAACCGCAGGTGATATGTTTAAACAAATCACTAGTGAAATGGGTGAAATGACCGACAAACAGAAGGAAGCAACTATTGCTTCTAATTTGTGGTCAGCGCTTGGAGAAGATAATTCATTAAAGGTTATTGGTTCTTTAGGAAAGACAAATTGGGCTTTTAAAGATGTTAAAGGCGCTGCTAAGGAAACAGCCGATCAACTTAAAGAGTCCAACCCTTTAGAATTACTTAAACGTTCAGCAGAAGCCTCTACACAATCATTAGCAATGAGTGCTGGTCAAACAGAAAAGTTTAAGGATGCTTTAAAACCCATGCAAAAAGCGATAAATAGCTTGTTAAAATCAGCTATTAAAGCTATGCCTGGAATCATGAAAGCCCTCACTCCAGTTATTGATTTGATCGCAAATCACGGCAAAATGATCGTTGGGATTCTCTCTTCAATCCTAGCTATTAAATTTGGGTCTAAGGTAATAAATTCAGTGAAGGGGATTTATACCACGTTAAAGCCATTGATGTTGCTTATGAAAGCCAATCCGTGGACCATTTGGATAACGGCAATTACAACTGTTATTGCTGGACTGGTTGCGTTGTATAAGCACAACAAAACTTTTAGAGATTTTGTCAATGGTTTAGCAAAAGCAGTTGCCGACTTTGCAAAAGATTTTGCCAAATGGTTTGGAAAGGCAATTGATGCAGTTGTTGATTTTGTAAAAGGTATTGGTAAGTGGTTTGGAGAAGCATGGAAAACAATCTCTGACTTCTTTAAAAAAGTTATTAAATTTATTAAGAATGATTGGAAAGAGTTGCTACTGCTGATCGTTAATCCATTTGCTGGTGCATTTGCTTTAATTTACAAGCATAACGATAAGTTCCGAGATAACATCAACAAGCTTGTTAAAAATGTCGCTAGCTTTTTTAAAGGTATTGGTAAGTCAATTGGCAGTGGTGTTAATGCAATTACAGATTGGTTTAAAGGATTAGCCAAGGGCTTCAAAAAGGGCTGGGATGCATTCTTAAAGTTGGCAATTAAAATTGCTAAGGGATTTGGTCGAGCAATGATTATTGCATTAGCCATTCCTGTTGGTATTGCCATGATTATCACTAAACCATTAGTGAAGCCACTGCAAAATATTTTTAATGCTTTGATTAAATGGATTAAATCCGCATGGAATGGGCTTACAAAGTTCCTTAAAGCCATTTGGACACCCGTACAAAAGGTATGGACGTCAGCTTGGGATGCAATCTCTAAGTTCTTTGTTACAACATGGAAGCTGATTTCAAAAGCTTTTAAGATGTACCTCAATCAGGTCAAGAAGAATCTTACAACTGTTCTTGGTTTCATCACTAAAACTTGGAATAAAGTTTGGAAATCAATATCAAACTTTTTCAACAAGGTTTGGAAAGCAATTAAAAAGACGTTATCTAATGTTTTGAACACGATTAAAAAGACACTTGTGTCATCATTGAATGCCTATATTAAGCTATGGTCGAAAGCATGGAAATCTGTTTCAAAAACGTTTAGTAACATTTGGAATGGAATTAAGAAATTTTTAAAACCAATACTTAGTTGGTTAAGAAATGCAATTGATGATGCAATGGACTTCGTTTACAAAATCTGGCACAAAGGTTGGAATAAAATTAGTTCATTCTTTAGCAACACCTGGAAAGGTATGAAGAAATTTGGGCATGATGCTATCTGGTCGTTAAAAAACACTTTTGACGGTGTATTAAGCAAGATACATGATGCTTTTTCTAATACATGGACTGGCATCAAAAATGGGTTTAGCGACATGTGGCAAGGCATGAAAGACTTAGCTCGAGACGGAATTAATGCCGTTATTAAGATACCTAACGCAGGTATTTCAGGTATTAATGGTTTGATCCATGACTTCGGTGGTCCTAAGCATGCTATTAGCAAGATACCAAGTGTTAAAAAATTTGCAACTGGTACTGGAATGTTTAGCAACGTGCGTAAGGCGATTACAAAGCCAACACTAGCATTATTGAATGATGGTAATGATTCACCTGAAACTGGTAATCAAGAAACGCTAATCCACCCTAATGGGGCTATGGAGCTAGTACAAGGACGCAATACTAAGCGTATATTAGCACCCGGAACAGAAGTCTTAAATGCAAGCGAAACAGCTATGATGTTAGGTATGAAAGCTATGCCATTCAAGTCAGGAACAGGTTTCTGGTCTGGTGTATTTGGTGGCGTAACTAAGGTTGCTGGCAACGTTTGGAACGGTATGAAGAACGGTGTTAAGAAGTTCACTGAAATGTTTAAGTTCATTACAAACGCCGTGGCGCACCCAGTTAAGACATTGCAGGATAAGTTTAACCCGAGTGCTAAGGGACTAGCTGGTATGTTTGATAGCTTTGGAACAGCAATGTTTAAGAAGCCTAAGTCTCAAGCCAAAAACTGGTGGAAGACACTTTGGTCAATGGCTAACGATGCTTCAGCAGTAGGAGCAAGTGCAGGTAATTTGGGAGATGATTACCAATTTAAGAACAAAGCTAAAGACGAGGGTATGCCGAGCGGAGATCCATGGGGATACTTTTTCCGAGAATGTGTTTCTTTCGTTGCTAGTCGTTTATCTAATTTAGGTGTTTCGGCAAGTAAGTTTAGTTTCTTAGGAAATGGACGAGATTGGGTTAATGCACGAGTGCCACATAGTTCAAAACCAAAGCCCGGAGACGTTGCGGTATATGCAGCGGGTTCAGCTTATGGTAATCACGTGTCTATGGTTAATGGCGTACAAGGCGACACAATTTCTGGTGAAGAATATAACTTCAATAACAATGGGAAGTATCACCAATATTCAGGACGGCCAGCCAGCGGCGCAACAACTTTCTTAGATTTTGGTGTCAGACCAAAAAGCAAGGACGGCGATAGCGTTAAAGCTAATTCAGGACTAGAAAAGCTAATCAAGAAACAAACAGGCGGCATGCTTAAATGGATTCAAAAGTTTATTGCACCACTTAATGAAGATGGAACGGGTGGTAGTGGTCAACAAGCACCTGCTGGTACCGGTGTAAGGCGTTGGCGTTCACAAGTTGAAGATGCCTTGAGAGCCAATGGGCTATCAACATCAGACAGTATGATTAATAAAATATTAACGCAAATATCTACCGAATCAGGTGGTAATCCACGTGCTAGTCAACATGGAGACCCTGATGGTGACGGTTCAGGTCCAGCTATGGGATTGATGCAGGTTAAACGTGATACTTTTAATGCTAATGCGTTTAAAGGACACAAGAACATTTGGAACGGTTATGATTCACTTCTAGCTGGTTTGAATTACGCAAAAAAACGTTATGGATCAAGCCTTTCATGGTTGGGTCATGGTCAAGGATATGAGCGTGGCGGATTAGTAAGCACTCACGGTTTATATGAGATTGCTGAAAAGAATAAGCCAGAAATGATTATTCCACTAGCAGGAGATAATGTACGAGCTAACCAATTATTGGATGAAGCTAGTTTGCGTATTAATGGTAAGAAAAACAATACAATCGAACCAGTCAAAACTGATGTTTCAAAGTTAGAAAAAAAGTTGGATAACATGATTGAATTGCTATCAAAACTAGTTTCTGGTCAAGGCAATCAAGTAGTTCAAGCTGTTATTGATAAGAATGAACTTTATAAAACACAAGCCAATGATGCTAATATTCGTGGTTATCAATCATTAATTTAAGGAGGTGAAAATCATTAAACCAACGTTTTTAATCAAGTTAAAAGGGCAAGATGAAATTGATATAACTGACGTTCTACCAGACGTTAAATATTTGGGCGGCGATTCAACACCTGAATTCAACAATTCATATCAAGACAACATAAATGATGGAAGTACGTTTATCAAAACGACTTTTGGAAAATTGATATTCACTGCAAATTTTATAATGCGATCACATGATTATTACGATCAGAAACTAACACGTCATGCGATATATCAATTATTTGGCGACAGAGGAATGGTGAGAATTAGAACTAACGTTGATCTACAAAAAGTTATGTTTGGTCGTCCGGTTTCATTTGATATTAAATTTGTTAATGATGGCAGTGTTGATTCGCTATTTTCTATTCAGTTTGAAATTCCATCGGGTTATAAATATTCAAGAGCACGTAGTGATGCGATTGATTCAGAAACTGTTTCGTTTGGAATGAACTTTGAATTGACTGATACGCCTGTTTATAAGCATACAGCTACTAATTTCAAGATTTATAACCCTAGCGATATTGCGATTGATCCATATTATCAACACCATGATTTGGCGCTGTTGATTAAATTTTCTGGCAATTCTTATCAGATTACGAATAAAACGAATGGCACGAGTTATAAATATAATAAAGCAATTAAAAGTAGTGATAATCTAATTTTAAATGGACTAGCTACTACATTGAACGGTCAATCAGATTCACTTAATAGTGATTTTGGGTATTTAAAACTAGAAAAAGGGTGGAATGACATCATGGTATCGGGTGCTACCAGTCACGAAACCACTTTTAGTTTTCCTTTCATTTATATTGACTAATGAAGTGATAACGGTAATGAAGCGAGACGGCACCCTTCAAGAACCGCTTCAATCAATAATCAATTCAACATTCAATGTCAGCTGGGAAAATAATAGTCAGTATCAAATAACGTTCACTGCATATGATGACAAAAGCGTGGCATACGCCTTATTAACAGCTGAAAATATCGTGACTTTTAAAGGGCAACAGTTTGTTATTAAGTCAAATGTTCCTAATTATTCAGGTGGTTATGCCACCGTTGCTATTACAGCAACTCACATTTACATGGATAGTCGAAAAATATTTCAACACAAAAAGAAAGATGGCACATTAACTTATTCAGTTAATGATGTGCTGTCTTTTTATTTTGCCAACAATCAGTTTGGCTATTCGTATGAAGTGAAAGGAACGTTTACTAAACAACAAATTAGTGATCTGGGTGGTAGCAATGCTTTTGATGGTTTGAGTCAGATTATATCAACTTGGCCAGATGCATTTATTTTTCCAGATAATAAGAAAATTGTTGTGTATGATAAGGCGACTTTTTCTAAGAATTTAGGCAATCGACTAGGCTATGGTCACAACTCTGACAACATGACTTTGACTTATGATTCAACGAACTTAGTTAATCAATTAACAGTGGTTAGTGCGCAAAAAGATGACGGCAGTTCTTATTGGCAACCACACGTTGTGAAAGATGAGACGTCAATTAGTGAATATGGTGTTTGGGACGGCGGTGATTTTAGTGATGATCGTTTTACGGATGTGAATGCAGCGGATAAAGCAGCAAAAGCACAGTTGGTCACTGAACCATCAATCTCAATCACTCTTGATTATTTGGATAGTGATGTGCCGATTGCAGGCGAAATGAGACGGTTAGAAATCTTAGATACAGGCTTTGTGACTGATGTGATGGTGTTGGCTTATAGCTACTATCCATTAGATAAAAGTCAGAATCCAACTGTTACATTGAACAGCAATTCTAAGACGATATTAGATTATCAAAAGAGTAATAAACGCCAGTTGAATATCGCTAAACAAAATAGCGCTGCATTGGCTAAGGCAATTGAAAATGCAAATACAAAGTTGAATATTATCTCAAAAGATGGGGTTTGGTACGAATATGGGGGTAATGATGTAGATGAGTAGACCAATAATTACAAAAGGAAAAACAGGCATCGGTAATTTCGGCGTTGGCGTTATGCCAGATGGGACGTCAGATACTTTGCGATTATTAATCAAACCTGATGGGTTTCACTTTGAACCATCTGATTTTGAAGATTTAGTGTTACCTCACATCGTTTTTGATACACCAGATGGATCTAAGTATGATTTGAGCTTTAGTGATGACGGTGAGTTACTGATCAACGGTACCAAGTTGGTCGCTTCTACTAATCAGGAAGATGAAACTATTGGGGGTAATAAAACTTACACAAACAACATAAACGTTAATGGTCAACTGATATTAGCATCAAACGGAAAACAATATATTGTTTCAGTAGACGAAAATAAAAATTTGATAGCAAACGAGGTAAAACAATAATGGACAGATTAGTCACTAATTTAAACACAAGTTTAGGACAGGTTATTCGAGATCAATTAGATGATAATTTCAAAAAAATTCAGCAAGGTCTTGATTCACAATCTGATTTAACGGATAAACAGATTGAAAAATTACTTGGTGACGTTAATGCGCAAGATAAAAATGAAGTCACACAAGCTCGAATTGATGCCAATGGTGAATCATTTCAAACGTTAAAAGGGCGCATTGATAAAGACCAACGAAATGGGGAAACTGCCTTAAATGAGGGACGTGAGACTGCAACAGAAGTCGCTAATGCTCGTATTAGTCGTTTAGGTAAATCTTATAGTTCGCTAAAAGAACGTATTGATAATGAATCTGATGCCATTAACGCTTCTTTTAATGAAAAGTTAGCTTACATGAGTCTTATTCCAGAAGCATTCGAGAATTTAAATGATTTAAAAAATAAATATCCAAACGGCAGGTTAGGTGTTTTTGTAACAGTAGATAATGGGCACAAATATATTTGGTCAAAAGGGGAATGGAAAGATGCTGGCATTTACCAAGCAGTTGGGTTGAGTGACAAAAACAAAGGTGATATATCATCATTTGTGTTTGGCGAAACTAGTTTAATTAAAAACGGTAACTTCAGTAACGGTATTGTTGATCCAGCTTATTTATTTTCACCGTCTACGACAGCAACAATTGAGCAACCTTTATTTGGGCGCAATTGGTTACACGTAACAAGTACGGATGTTAAAGATGATTATGCCGGTGTGAATTTTAAAATAGAAAACGAATTGTTTAATCAGGTGATAACTTTAAATAATTCATTTTCATCTTTGAAATTTAAAGCTCTTTTATTTTCTCAAAAAGTGCAAACTATCACTTTTGTTATTGGTTATTACGATAGTAATGACAATCAAATTTCTAACGAATCTTTAACAACTAGACAACTAGATGTTAATAGTTTAGAAGAATTAGATCTTTCATTTATTCCTAAGGATATTGCAAATGCTAGTTATTTACGTCTAGGAGTAGTTAGTGAAAAAAATAAATTAGTTGATGTGTTCATTACTGATATCACTTTCAAACCTAGTTTCAATAATGATATCAAATGGATTAAGAACGGCAATTTAACAAGGCTTAATACTGGTAATGCTGTTGGTGAAAGAGGTATGACACTATCGGTATTGCCAGATTTTAATAAAAAAGGATGGTTAAAAGCAAGTTGGAAAAATTCCACATTTGCCAGAGTTACTTGGACATTGCCACTTGATAAAATTAAAAAAATTGGTAGCGCTAATCTGTTAGTTAAATTGAACCTATTTGCTAATCAAGATAGTGATAATATTGGCATCAGATTGTCAACGTATGGTACAAGCACGATTAACAAAGATATTTCTTTTCCTGTTAAAAAAGGAAAGTTGTATAAAAAGAATATTACATTACCTTTAAATTTAACTGATGACATTAATGATATTAAGCTGTTTGTTTTTGATATAACAGGAAATAAAACCGACGGTGAAATACTAATTTCAGATATCTCTCTTGATTTAATTAGATCAACAACCATTGATGATTCACCAGAATTTAAAGCAGTTGAAGATTTGATTGCTTTTGGTGACTCAATCACTTGGGGGCTTCATTCAAGCGATAACACCGTTAATTCATGGACGGCTAACTTGATGGCGTATGGTGATATTAATATCACGAATACTGCTATTTCTGGGGCAACTTGGCAACATCAAGATAATAAAACAAGTAGCATTGTTGATGTTATTCAAGCAACTGATGTGACTAACGTTAGAAATATTATTGCCTTTGGTGGTACGAACGACTTTGCGCAAGATTTGCCAGTTGGTACAATCGACGACACCGACCCGACAACATTGTACGGTGCAATGAATGTCGGTATTCAATCTATCTATGAGCGTAACCCTAAAGTGTCTATTTATCTAGTCACACCAATGTGGCGTGCTCGTATTAATGACGCTAATTCACCTGTTGATGTTGAAACAACACCTAATAGCGTAGGACTTTATTTGCGCAACTATGTCGAGGCTGTTATTGCCATTGGTAAGAAATATCATTTGCCAGTGCTTGATTTGTATCACGAATTACCAATTAATCAATACAATTCAACGTCATTATTGGCTGATGGACTTCATCCTAACGACGACGGTTATGTGTTGTTAGCTAAAAAAATTGGTAAATTCTTGAATGGCAATTAAGCGGAGAAATAGATATGAAAAACTTTATGCCGCACGACTTAATCGGGTGGCTTACTGTACTAACATCGATTAGTGGTGCGGTTTGGGTGGTTATTAAATTCACGTTCGTTAAATCATTCGACATGCTGAATGAGACAATGAAAGAATTAAAAAACACAATTGGGTCAGTTGACCAACGCATTGATAACTTAGATCGGCGTACCAGTATACTCGAAGATTGGCGTGCATATCACGATAAAAAGGGTGATTAAAAATGAATCTAAAAACAATTGGAGAAATTATTTTATTTCTCTGGAATACAGGCATATTAACGGCAGTTGCATACGCAGCTAGTCGTTTTTTTATTGCCCACACAAAGAATAAGAACTTGTTGTTGCTAGAACAGTGGGCGTTGCAAGCCACTCAATACGCAGAAATGCACATACAAGGGTCAGATAAAAAGAAGCAAGTGGCTTTAAATTTTCTAGCTGATCGTTTAAATGCAAATAAATTAGGTTTGAAGTTTGATGCTAAGCAACTTGATACAGCTATTGAACTGGCAGTTAAGCAATTGAAAGGAAGCAAATAATGGTTAAAAACATTAATGGCGACATCTATTCAGATTTGATTACAAGCTATGACAAGCGAGCAATGGCAGCGGGTTATTTTACACGAAAGCCAATTGATAGAATTTTAATTCATCACAATGCCACAACCAACAAAGATGTTGCGATTAACACTTGGTTGGCTACTGGTGCAGCACAAACATCAGCCCACTATGAAATTGCCGACAATGAAATTATCGGGACGGTTGGTGAGCAAACTGCCGCATGGCATGCTGGTAACGCTGATATGAATGCACGTTCTATCGGTATCGAACACAAGAATGCCACTGGGGGGCCAACGTGGACGATTTCAGAAGCAACATATATTAGTTCAGCTAAGTTAATTGCCGACATTGCCAAGCGCTATGGTTTCTATCCAGATAGCACACACGTTATTCCACATAAACATGTGGTTGCCACAGCTTGCCCAGGTGGCATTGATATGAACAAATTAATTACCATGGCACAAAAGGTATACAATGGCGGTAAGATAACCATTCACTCAAAAGTGGCTGTCAAACCAGATCAAAGCAAAGTAGATCAAGTACTTAACCCGGGCGAGTTCTTTAAAGCTAAGCCAGCTTATCGTGTTGACGCTATGAAAGAAGTTAATGGCATCTGGCAAGTTGTCAACTTCTCACTAGCAGGTGGCAAAGATATTGACTGGACACTTAACGGATTAGGTGTTGAATCAGTTGATAAGGTGGATAAGGCTGGAAAGAAAACAGCCAACCAAACATTAGCAGTTGGTGACTACTTCCGTTTGCATTCAGATAGAATAAAAGTTATTGATAGTGATGATGCTACTAATGCTGTTTCGTTTAGTACCCGATATGGTGATGTATGGGTATCAGCAGATACATTAACAGAAGTTAAATAATATTCAGGCGCTCAACTTCGGTTGGGCGTTTTTTTATTGCTCTCAAACGCATTCTACAAGCATTTTTAAATGATTAGACGTATAATTGTCCACTTTTGGACAAAATAAAAAGGCTCATCTTCTACAGACGAACCTAGATTATTTTTAGTTTGAATTGTCTTTATTGACAATCTCCCTGTGTATTGACATGTCAACCATACATTGGTATGATAAACACATCAATTAAATATTAGAAAGTCTTGAAGTAGGAATTGGCGTTCCTAAATCAAGATGTGCCAAGAATATCATACTATTCGAGGTACGTGTTACTTCCTAACTGATATAACTATTGTATCAAATTAGAGGTAAAAATCAACAGGTAAGAACCAACAGGACGTAAAAGTCAGGAACTTACCAGAGGGTTATACAGCGTACTTTGAATAAGGCGCAAATGTATAACTCTTTTTTTATACAAGTATTCAACAGCAACGGTCAAAATGCACAGCCGTTATCCACATATCCTAGCAACTAGGCGGAGAACACTAACTCCGATGATTCAAAACAGTGCCCAAATGCAGTGTAATCTCCACTGGTGCGGGTTGTGGGGCGTGAAGCAGTCTTTGAT